CTTGATTGGTGTTTTAAAGGTTTTATCTGCATAAGATTGAATACGAGGATCAATACTTCTACCGGTTGCTGCTGTCATGAACAGCAGCAACTTCAGGTCTTCGGGGGTCATCCCCGCACGCACCCGCAGTTGGGTGGTGGATAGTGTGTAGCCTGCATCGATGATTTTATTTACTCGTCTGTTCATTTCAACAAGAATATCCATGAATCCTGCTTCTGCGAATTCAAAAGTACGCCAAACGGTATCAAGTTTACGGAAGACTTTCGCTTGGACTGCCTTTTCATTGTCTGTGTGCGGAAATGTATTCCAAAGATCATTGGATACAAAAACACTCGGAACATAGAGAATGTTGCCATTTGGGTTTTCCAAGAAGAATTTGAGTGGTCCAGACAACCAAATCCATTGTGCTGCGACCATTCTCTTCCAGATTGCAAACTCGTCATTGGGGCGATCACTTAATTTGCTCACTTCACGCAGTTCTACTCGTTGATTATATAGAAAATTCTCCAAGGCCACGGTCTTGGCGATATTATATGGATCACCAACCGGATAGTTATCGTAATGTCTGAAAATATCAGGTGCTCGTTCATCTGCGCCGAGATCCTCGCCGGTGTCGGGGTCGATCAGGCGGGCCTCAGGTGCATCTGGATCCCCAAATTGAATACTATTCGCCCAAGAAGACCATTCATTCCAATATGGTTTGTAAACCTCATTGTATGTTTTAGTCATTTCGGAAATGACTTGTGTACGAATCAAATCTCCGTTATTTGATTCTTTGACTTGAATATGAGTATCATAATCCTCTTTCTTTAATCTATTCGCATATACAGAATTCTTTTGACTCTGTGCAATGATCTCAGGTGTGACAGGTGTTTGAGAACCAGGTATAATATCACTCGAAGAAACAGGTGTATCAAAACGATCTTCTACCTCATCCGGAATTTCAAACTTTGTCCGAACGAATTTGACTGTTTCTAACTTATTGAGGTCTAGATCAAAATTTAGATCGAATGCATTCCTAAAGTCCAATGCACCTTGAAAGTTTTTAAGCAATTCATCTGTGCCAATGCCATCTTTGATAAGTGTTTCAAAGAAACAGTTATTTGAAACAATGAGATTTGCAATATTGAATCGACTCAACAATGCCTCTGCATTCAGTAACGATTCAACATCACCTGCGATGTTTGTTGCAACTTGACCAAAAATGTTTTCTGCTTGCCGAGCAAGTTCTACTACTTCGTCGATTGTACCATTGGCGCCCAAAATACTAGCAGCGAGTCCTAACTGTGTGATAGTATCGTTCAGAATCTTATCAACATCACAACCAAATGAACTAAACATCCGTTCGAAACTATCACCAAGTTCTCCAAGTTGTTGCTTGATTCTATTTTCAATATTTGCAATACTCAATCGTCTTCCAAATTCATCAATACTACCGCCAATACCGGCAAGTTGATCTGTGTGGTTTTTGAAATTCACCAGATTGTTTTCAATGCTGTCTATAGCATCTTGCAGATCACCATTTGGAGCATTTTGATTCAGGCCTGAAATGCCGGACAACAAATCATTGATTTTGGAAAGTTTCTCTTCTAGTGGATTTTGAAATGCACCGTCGCCGATAACACTCTCGACGACCTTTTTCAGATTCTCCTCGATTAAATCCGGAATCAGATTTTCACATACACCTGGAAACTTAACGCATGCCATTATCCACCTGCCCTTACATCACCTGAACCACTCGCAGCATGGCCACAAGATGCCATGTCACCTGCCCGGCATACTCCAATACCACTTGCTCGAACTGTTCCTGATGATGTTTTCATTGTTGGTCTATTGTGCGGAGAATCCCCGTGTCCTTGAACAGGAGATCCAAGTACTGCGATAGGAGCACCATTCACCCGGACCGTTGAATTTGATCCTGATTGAATCATGCCACCAGCATAGTCTAATCCTGCTCTTGAAACTCCAGACATATTTCTCCTTATGGATTCAAATCAATGTTCTTTCCTTGAATGATGATATCACCATCTGCTTTGATCTTGAAATCATTTCCTGTTCTCAGAATCGTGTCTCCGTCTTTTGTGAACATTTTGAAGTGTTCTCCATCAGTGATTGCCAGGCCATTCTGAGAAACAATATGTACGCCACCTTTAGCATCGACATTTACAGACTTCTCCGATTTAATTGTTGCGTGTTCTTTGCATGTAGCATTTATATTTCCTTTCACTTCAACATCTGCATTACCCACAACATATAATGTTATGTTGCCAGCATTTTCTGTTGCTTGTCCATTTAATGGTCCGATCATTACATTAGTGTTGCCAACAATATGGACAAACTCTTTACCTGCTACTAAATGATAATCATCTGAAACCACTTTGACGACTTTTGTGCCGTCAGGATGAATTTCATCAAATGTGCCACTTCTATGATATGTATTGATGCGTTCACTGCCAGGTGTATCATCAAACTCTTGAATGTGGCCACTTTCTGTTTTTCTTACATGATTATATGGATAACGCGAATCATATGGTGTCACTGGTTCATCCCAACCATGGTCAGTTTTATTACTTTCTGGCGTTGGATGATTCACATTCTGAAATGCTTGATTTTGTTTGATCGCCACAATCGTTTCATCAGAGATTCCTCTAGCAAGTTTGTTTGTATCCGGTTCACCAATATAGTTATAATGGGGAATTGATCCTGATGGATCAGTAAACCCTTTGTTTGTGTTTGGAACATTCACATTCATGCCACCAATGGTGCCAAGGATAATAGGTTGCTGCGAAGCAGCGCCATCTCGAAAAATTCCAATCACATGGGTCCCTGGAAGAATACCAGTGGGCGACTGGCCAATACCAGATGCCGCCGCACTAGTGATAGGTTGAACGGGGTGTGCCCATGGTAGTTCTTCCGTTGGGACTTTTGTTTTGTCCTCAGGATGTATACCAAAACAACGAACACGGCATCTGCCAAGTTCTTTAGGATCATTGATGTCTTCGACGACACCAAAGAACCAAGTTACATTGTTTTGTCCTAAGAAATCATCTGAAATCATTATCAGTCCTTATTAGAATCTACATCATGAATCCAAGATTCTGCCCATTCTTTCCATTCGTTTAGTTCTTCTTCGCTATATTTTTTCATTCTAGTTTCTTTCAAATCAGATTGTACAATAGTGTCGATAGATTGGGTGTCATTGAATTCCATGTTGAATTCTCCTTAGAAATACCTAAACTCTAGTGACTCTGGATCTTCATCGATTCCAGAAACAGTAACAATATCCGGCAGAGGTGCCGTTCTATGATTTCGAATGAGTTTCACTTTACAGATGTATTCATCTGCATTCATGATGTGATTTATTCCAGCAATGATATACTTACCACTCATTCGTTCGTCTAGTTTGTTTGGATCAGATTCATCACTTGTGCTGATTTGTGGTACACTCAACACGACAGTTTGACCGGGTCGTAGTGTGTGATTACCTGCAACCACGATGCCGAGTCTTTCAAACTCCATGGATCCAAGATGCGAATTTCGCTTAAGAATCCAATCATCATATGAATTACTGTCATCTCGTTCTGGTTTGAAAAAGACCTTTTCTTCATACGATGTGTTCAAACGATCACTTGATGAAATTGGTGAAAATTCATTGTCTTTGAGTGGAACATCTTTTTTATGTGAGAATGAATATTCAGTATATGATTTATTTGTGATATCATGCACACACAATCTTGATGCATATGTACCGGTTTTCATTGATTGAATAGCATCAAGACCTTCTGTCGTATCAATCTGGTCAACTGAATAGAATTGCTGCTCCAGTGATTGCTGTGTTTTTTCCAAGTAATAAGTATATACTGCCACTGGAGGTTGGTTCATCATATTTTCATATGATCTTAGATGATAACCAACTAAGTCTGCGTAGAATAGCATATCAGGCATACCTTTAGGTTCATTTGAAATACACCGATTAGTCAACCATCGAATAGCAGAAAATGCTTTCCATCTTGGACAAACAAAATCTAGTTTACTATCAGATGAACCTATTGTCAATGATGATTCTGGGAATACTTCATTGAAGATACGATTGATCGTCGTGGTAATTTTACCTTTATATGATCTTTGTAATCGTGTAGTTTCATTAACAAAATGTTCCTCGGACATGAAATGTAATGAATATGACATGACCTTTCCGTTATCGGAAATATTGACCTTACTCAACTTATAGCATATGAGTTTTAGTTCAATCAAATCCGAGGAATCTTCTAGACCAGGTGTCCTGAACCGAACAATGATCTTTTCTCTACCCATGATAGGTATTTTACTTAGAAGGTTGTTTGCGTCCACAATCTGCAAATAACCAGACACAGAATCACTAAACAGATTTTCAAACACCTGAAACTGAGTAACTACAGATTTGATATCAATCGGCGTCTTGCTGTTTTGAGCATAGATCGTAATTGACTTCAAATCAATGTCATTGATTTTTGAGTAGTTAGTCTTATCGGGAACCATATGTAAAATGCCTTATAGACTGTCTGGTAGATTCACGCGCTGGGGACTGTATATCGTTCGTCCTGTTCCAGATTTGATTTTCTTGTTGAATTCTTCAACAACTAAATCTATGTATCGAGGATGCAAGACTTTGATGATTCGCTTTCTGTCATTTTCTCTGATTTCATGAATGTCATTCTGAACAGCATATGTTGTCTCGGGTGAATTTCCTGCAACACCCATATAACGACCAATCATAGTTTCTTCAAACTCAACAGCAGTAAGACTATTCAATCCTACACCTGTTGCACCAGGTGCTTTGAATCCATCGCTTGGTCCGGCGCCAGTTTGACCCAATGGAATATCTTCAATAGACGACAACGGACTGAACCATGTAGCATCACCAGTAGTTCCTGAACGATATTCTTCGAAGTGATGCACACCGTAACGATTGTCTACAACCTTTTCGACATATGCATATTGATCGTTGCCACCAGAAACTTTCTTAATGATGATATCACCTTCCGAGAAATTCATTGGTCCTTCTCTATTGATGATCTCAACTACACACTTCTGTCTATCAAAGTTCCACACCAATCCCTTATTGATCTGATCAAACACAATGCCTGTTGAATTTGCATCAGCAGTTCCGGACCATCTATAAACAGTTTCATTTGCGGCAAATGTAATACCAGAAATTTCATTAACACCTGATGTCGAACCGTCCTGACCTAAATCAATAGATGAAATATACAATGCTTTGCCCTGATACTTGTAATCAATGTATTTCTCTAGTGCTTCATCTCTCAATGGCCATTCGTAAAATGGATTAACAATATTATTGAACAAGAGTACAACCCAATGATATTCGGGATTACCATATAGTTTTGCTGCAACGATATCGGGTGTGTCACCATCTTCGACATAGTAAGATTCATAAACTGCCAATTCTTCTTTGGTCTTGTCATTGAATGCAACACGCCGTAGAATGTCAACAGCAAACTTTCTAGTCTGATCGTCAAGACCACCAGCACCGCCATATGCTATACGAGGAAATTGCTTAAAGTACATTGTTTAGTATCCTTCTGCAACATGATCTTGTGTGATGATTTCGATTTCTTGGAATATTAAGTTCAAGTTGATTTGTGTAGGTGCTCCATTCTTGTGGAATGAAGAAATGCCATTTGGAGTATAGTTGATAGAAATATCAGTAAGGACGCATCTTCCGATTTTATTAATGTATTCGTTTTCAATAACTGAACCATCTTCAGTTACTTCTAGAAAATCAATTTCAAACTCTCCAGGAAACTCAAGGAAAATGCCCTCTGCTTTGGATTTAGGCAAAGCATAGAATCGGAACAATTTGATGATTTCAAAAACCAGATTGCTTTCTTCTTGGGACCTAGGAGCAAACTCATAGGAATAATCAAATTTTCTATGAGCAACACCATTGAACAATACCTCTTTACGAGGATTGATTACATTACCAAACAATGAATTCAATGCATTGTTGCTTCCATCCCCAACAATATTGTCCAAAGCACCAAGAGCAGGAGCAATAAGTTTTCGACCAGTTGCAAGACCTGCGCCTCGTCTTGCTTCCTTGCCTCTTTGTAGGTCTTGGATGATACGACCTAAACCAAATTCTTCTGCTTCATAATTTAGGTTCGTGTTTGATTCAATTTTGCCTGAAGTATACAAACCAATGATTTCTCTTTGAATGTCTGTTGCCTTTTGGAATCGAGTATCTTGTGAAATTCTTGTACTATTTGATGGAAATGTTTGATCTGATGTAGTGCCATTGGTGATCGCTCTTTCACCGACCTCCAAAATTTCACCTGTTATGTTTGCTATACTGCTTACAGCTTCACCGACCACTGGAGTTTCAGAATCAATTTTGAGGAATGTTTCTAGTCCTACTTCGGCCAATTGTTCATTTACTTTACCCAGTGTAATTGGTTTTCTCTTGAAAATACTAAACAGCATCAGTGAACGATTTTCTCCTTCGCCAAGATCAATTGGATACTGAAAGTAATCCTGAACCTTATTGTTTAGGCCAGCAGAACCAAATTGACTAAATAAGGTTGAGTTGTTTGAATCCGAACCATATGTTTTCGGATAGTTTCTTTCTTCAGGCATAATATCTCCAGACTACATACTATATATGGCGTATAGAGGAAAATACAGACCAGAAAACCTATCGAAATATGTAGGGGATCCGGATAAGATCACTTACCGTTCTTTATGGGAACGCAAGTTTATGTTGTTCTGCGACAATGAACCAAATGTGATTGAATGGGCGTCAGAGTCAGTAGTCGTGCCTTATATTTCACCTATTGATGGAAAATGGCACAGATACTATGTAGATTTCATTGTTCGTATGAGAGAATCAAACGGAACAATCAAGACCAAACTAATCGAAATCAAACCAAAAAAACAATGCAAACCGCCCATGAAGCGTAAGAAGGTTACACGAAAGTACCTTACGGAAGTAAAACGATGGGGCGTCAACTCTGCAAAATGGGAATATGCAACTCAATATGCAGAAAACAGAGGTTGGGAATTCGTCATATTAACAGAGGATGATTTGAATGTCTAAACGAAAAGATGAAATCGAACGCGAATTAAAATCATACAGTTCGTCGTCATATAACGATCTTCATGAAAACCTTCTAATCAAAATCGAAGAAGCAATGGAAGAAGAAGGCATTCCTGATAAAACAACCCTCGCATTGGCATGGATGAGAGATATGATTGATTCACTTTATAATATCGATCATGTAGATGCTCGAAAAGCATTCTTGGCAGGAAAGAAAACAGGTGTTCAAATCGAACCGCGTGGATTCAAGCGTATAGGCGAAATGGTATTCTTTGAATATAGACCAACAGGAAAATCGAGAGAGAAACTTGATTACTGGGATAGATTTCCGATGGTCATCATTGTTGACATTCATGAAGATGGGTTTAGTGGAATCAATATGCATCATCTTTCAATCAAGGACAGAGAAAAACTATTCCTACAACTTGTGAGATATGTGGTCAATGATGAAACAGATATTGAATATAGATCAAGAACAACCATTCCTAGAGTAAAGATCAATTACAAGTTACTATCGACAAATAAGAAGTTCAGACATTTTAGACCGGCGTATCGCCGGTATAAATACAATAGAATCACAACAAAGTTGTTGTTGATTGAACCTAAATATTGGGATATTGCAATGTATCTTCCTTTGGATCTGTTCAGGAAGCGTAGACGATATAAAGTATGGGCAGATAACAAACAACAAATTCGTGATTACGAACGACAAAGAAGAAGGAAACAATGACTAGAGAATCCCAATATTTTTCTGGACCAAACTCTAAAGAACCTCAATCGTATGTTTCAAAGGTTATGGCAAATGCATACGGACTTGTCAGTCCGCATATGTTTGAGATGGACTTTGCATTGCCCAGAGTCTTGTCTGAAATCATTACTAATGTAAGTCCAGTCGATCCTGTTGTTGTCAATATTCCAATTGATTTTGGTGGAAACCTTCCAATCAATATTCCGTCCTCTGTGTTCATTATGGATAGACTGAATTTCTCACTCGAAAGTGTAACTTTTCCTGGTCGTGGACATTCGACAACACCAAAGAAGACCGCTGGTCCAATCCGTGAAATGCCATATGAATCGTTATATGAAGGCGACATTCAAATGACATTCAGGATCGGAAGAAATTACTATGAACGAAACTTCTTTGAAATCTGGATGAACAATATTGTTGATTCAACGAGTAGATATGCATACTACAATGATTACACAACCACAATGAATATCAATGCATTAGACAGGTTTGGAAAAAT